AATAGAAACAACTGCACCAGCGCGGATAGGAATGTCCCCGGTCTGAGCATACGGACAAAAGGGTGCTAGTCCAATACCAAACTGATTATTCTGGTTAGGTACCATCATAATCAATAGAGGCTTTTTCAGAATAACGAGGCCTTCAATACTCTCATCAATATCAGCAATGATTTCCTCGCCACTGATTAGCTTTATACATTTAATATTGGACATAGCATTCACCTTCTTAAATTATTACTTAGTTTTACCTTCTGCCAAAAATTCGGCAGCTTGTGATGGATATTCGTTATCCCCATCGGTAATGTCAATCTTCTTAGCTTTCTTTTCTTCTGGAATAAATGCTTCCAACCAAATTTTCAGCATACCATTAACCAGAGAAGAGCTTTTTACTTCCACATTGTCAGCAAGAGTGAATTCGCGTTTGAATCCTCGCTCTGCAATTCCCTTATAGAGATATTCGGTGTTGTCAACAGAGTCGATTTTACCGCGTATACTCAATAGACCTTCTTGCAATTCAATATCAATTTCCGACTTACCGAAACCAGCAACGGCTAGTTCGATTACGTAGCGACTTTCATCGACTTTCTTGATATTGTATGGGGGATATTTAATTGGCATCATTTGCGCCGATTGGTCAGCAATGTCTGCTAATCTCTTCATGACGCGGTCCGCGCCAACGAAATACCGATCCATCTGTGGGATCATTGTTGTATCAAATTTCATAGTTTGCTCCTATTAAGCGAGTTTAAAAAGGGTACCATCCGAAGCATGGCACCCCTTATTTATACTATACTTTTAGAAGAAAGTCAATTATTTTTTAAGTATTTCCCATGTTCCGTCATAATTTTCTACAAGAGCAGTGCAACTTTCACACCAGTCACCGTCGTTCATGTAAACAATCTCATCATATTGTGTAATTTCTGCATGATGAATATGTCCACAGATAACTCCATCATAACCTTTGCGTTTACAATAGTAAGACATTTCTTTTTCGAACTCACCAATATAATTGGCAGCAAGTTTTGCTTTACGCTTCAAATACTTTGCCAAACTCCAAGGTTGCATCCCGAGCAGTCTTCTTGATGCATTAATAATCTTATTGATATAGAGCAGAGAGTCATATGCAAAGTCTCCCAGATGCATAATGAATCGACCAGTCTTTGTTCGCATTAAATTGTCGAAGAGGTCACCATGCACCACCAAGTAGCGTTTACCATTCACCCCAACATGGACACAACGATGCTCTACTGCAATTTTACCGATTTTAATGTTGGGAAATGACCGAAAGATTTCATCATGATTACCAGTGACATAAATTACTTCTGTCTTTTCTGACATCTTGAGTATTTTTCTGACGATTTGATTGTGTATTTTTGGCCAATACCATTTCTTTTTCAGACGCCATATATCCACAATATCTCCAACGAGATACAACTTTTCAGTTCTAATCGTAGATAAAAACTCTAGCAATGCATCAGAGTTACAATGTTTCGACCCAAGATGTAAGTCTGAAATGAATACCGATTTGTATTTTTTACCAGCATTCATTGTCATATACAGATTTACTTTTTGCGACCGATGTTATACTTTTGAATAAGTTCCCAATCGTTCTTTTCTTTGTAAGCAATTACTTTGATTTGATTTAGAGGAGCCTTGTCCTCATGGATTTCTGGATTGAGAATGGTAATCAAACCCCAGTCCGAAAGTAGATGTGCTACCGTGTTTCTGCGTTGTAAATCATTGTCACTAAAGTCCGCATCTTTACCATCTAAGGCAAAGAGTTCCTTAAAGTGAACAATGAAATACCTACCCTGCTTATGAAGGATATGGCATGACTGATAAAGAATCTTATCCTTACGAGACGCTACCCCAATACGTGAAAGAGTTTCACGAACCTTTAGAAAGTCGTCTGGATTCTCCAACTTAACTTCCAAGGGAGCATACCCAGGATAGTTAATATCAAAAAAATCTTCGCTCATTTTCTACCACCTTTATACAATTTCTCTTTTATTGTTTTCTTTTGTTCTTCGGAGAGAATTGTAAGAGCTTGACTAGCTTTTTCATTACTATAGCCATAATACTCCTTGATCATCTCAACTTCGGCATCGTCTTCAATTTTGATCCATTTATCAAAACGCTTTCTAGACCTGATTGTATTTATAAGAAAAGTATTTTGCAGTGCTTTATCAATGTGTGGACGGCAGTTCATCTCGTTGGCTGGAATGACAGTATCAGCACTGAAACTCAGGCCGCGATTGATGATCCAAGGGTTGTATTGCTTCTCTGACCACTCATCTACTATGAGATTGGTCTTCTTGTGGTTAATATCGTTGATGAAATCAAAGGGAGAAATCTTGGCTTTTTTCTCCACATAATCTTCTGGCTTGTATTCTACCTTTGGATCACCAAGGCCCTCTAGAATACCGTCCATTACTTCCACTCCACTCCAGCCATAATCTCAACCAGACAGGCTACGAGATTGATTTCTTGGTTGGTGGCGAAAGCAGACTTGTATTGATAGTCGGCCAACAGAACAATAAGAGCCGCAGGATACTTGACATCATCAAGAAGGGTATCATAAATCTTACGGAAGATGATGCCAGCATCGTTGTCGATATTATCTACAACCCACTGACGGACTTTCTTGAAGTCCTTACCACGAAGGGCATCAACCAGTTCTTTCATATTGATTTCTTGGACGTTGGCTAGAATGCCAGCATCGATTGTACCGCTTACACTGTATCTCTGGAGTTCATTAAGGACACGGCGATAGTCGGGAAAGTGCTTCTTGAGGACTTCGGCCACAACCTTGTCATCATACTGCACACTCTCGGCTTCAAGAATATCACCAAGACGTTTCATAAAACGTCCAGCCATTTTAGGTCGGTCAGCCTTAGTTAGCTTGAATTCAATCACCGCAGTTCGACTATGCAGAGGTGCAATGATACGGTTCTTGAAGTTACAGGTAAAGATGAAGCGGCAGTTATTGGCAAACTCTTCAATGAAGGCACGAAGGGCTGGCTGTGTAGAGTTTGGATTCAGGTAATCGGCTTCGTCTAGAATAACAACCTTAGTCTTGCCGCTAAACGAGACAGAGGATGCAAACTCACGAATCTTGGTACGGAGAACATCAATACCAGATTCTTCTGAACCGTTAATAACGATATAATCACAACCCAATTCTTCACAAATGGCTCGGGCGATAGTAGTCTTACCTACACCAGCCGAGCCACACAGGAGCATATTGGGAATCTCACCAGTCGCCACAAACTGGCGAAAGGTATTAAGTTGTTCATCGGGTAAGATGCAATCGTCCAGCTTACGAGGACGATACTTCTCAACCCAGAGGAAGTCTTCACGCATAATGATTCTCCATAATAAAATAAAATGTCCGTCGCGATGTTAGTGCATCCACGGACGCTGGCTTAGTGACCAGTATTCACTATATCAGTTATTGCGCAACCAGTCAAGAATATTTTCTGGTGAAGTCACACCATAAGGATCATCCGCGCAGTTGTCCTCAACTACATCACCTTCAATGAACCACTTCTCAATCTGACCGTTATTCACAACAACAGCATATCGCCATGAACGTTCACCAAAGCCAAGATTGTCCTTCTGGACACTCATTTTCATCTTGTTAGTGAACTTGGCAGATCCGTCAGGAATCATCTTCACCTTCTTGATCTTCTGATCTTTCGCCCAGCAATTCATGACAAAGGAATCATTGACAGATACACAGTAGATGTCCTTGATACCAAGTGCCTTAAACTCAGCAAAGTTCTTTTCGAAACCAGGTAACTGGTAGGTCGAACATGTTGGAGTAAAGGCACCAGGAAGAGAGAACAGAACTACACGCTTACCAGCGAAGTAATCATAGGTTGTCTTATCTTCCCAACGGAATGGGTTTGGACCTTCAATCGAGTCATCGCGGACACGGGTCTTGAAGACTACAGCCGGAACAATCTCAGGTAGTTCCTGGTCATGGGCTTCATCGTCCCACTCCTTCTTAAATTTAAACTTCTCTGCCATTATACTACAGCCACCTGTGCGTCAAAGTCGTTAAGAATGAGGAGCTTATTAAACTGGCGAACAACTTCATCCAGGTCACTCGTGGTAAACGCAATGGTTACATCACGAGGGTCTTCTTCTGCATCATAAGGAATGCGGGCGTTAAATGAGAATTCAAACTTAGTCATATTATTTCTCCTTAAATAGAGGACGCAGGGTCCATTGCAATGTAATAAACGAGTTCACGACCCTTACTCTTAAACTCCATGGCGCGCTTCTTACCAAGCGTGACAGTGTAGTTGTCAGAGAGGACTTTGAGGTTCTCGGTCTTCACTCGGCAATCAAACACAGGAGCAGCATCGGTGCTAATCGTCTTAGTGTATGAGTTTGCCGATGAATTGGTGGGGTCGCCAACCTTGAGTTGAACCTGGGCGCCATCCGATACAATGCTGATGATTGGTGCCGAGGTGATTGATGCGGCGCGGAGAATCATACTGATTTCATCCGACGAAAGATCGAACGACCACACAGGTTCAATCTCAAGGTTTTTGTCGGGAGCAGCGGTCACGGTGCCAGGATCGGAATAGAAGTATTCGAACTTCGACCCATCCTTACTAACCTTGATGCTGTTCTCGCCAAAATCTACATCCTGATCTTCCATAAGGGTCAGAAGTGCCAGAAGGCTATTCAGGTCATAGACGGCAATTTCACGGGGAAAGGTTTCAGTGACCGTGGCGCGTGAAAAGATGTTCTTCCCAGGACTAACGGTACCAATCACATTACCCTGCCGAAACAGAATATTGGTATTGATACCCGCATAGTTCTTTAGAAGTGAGAGTGTTTCATTAGAAATTTTCATAATATATTAACCTTTTTTCTTGTTGGTCTTAGTACCAGTATTTGTTATAACAGAAATTGTGTCAGTTGTCAAGAGAGAACTGGTGCCCATATTATAGGTTGACCAGTCGGGCGTAGAGGTAGGCAAAGTAGCAGAAATCGTACCACCGGATATCGTAGATGGTAATACACCAGCGAAAGTAAGACCTTCTACTTCTAGGTTGACATCCATGTCAAGTCCTGCTAGACTGGGCTGTTGTGACTTATCATGGACATGCAGTGCAATGATGGCATAGTGAATGACCTTCATCAGGTCCTTACGCCAGTCTTCAGGAGTTCCCTTATGGCCATAACGCTGGGCATACTTCATGATATTTCCAACCGTGAAGCCTACACCATGTCCACCATCAATGATAAACTCGGTAGCTTGGTACTTGTTCTGCGAATAGTGCTGCCCATAAGTGGCATTCACATACTCGGTAACCTGCCGAAGCAGGTCACCTTCGTTATACTTATATTTAATTGTCATACTATCTCCTTAGAAAGGTGTTTCTTCAAAAAATGCGTCTTCATTAACGTTATCGGTAGGGCCAGTATCAATCTTGGCATCAACCTTACTATAGAGGTCGAGGAACGCCGACTTTGTATCAGCATCAAAGCGGTTAACGCAGAGTTCGACTGCCTTCTGGCGAGACTTGAACATGGCGAAGGCATTGACAATGTGTTCCAGACGGCGAGTCGAAATCAGGTCGTCAATGCCACCATCGTAGAAAGTCTTACGGATGATTTCAGCCCAAGTCACAAGGTTGTCGGCGAATTCCTCATCGACCGCACCAGCCTTTTCCATCTTGTTCATGACAATCTTCTTTTCGACCTTAGCCGATGGATATTCTTGCTCGACTGTGATGGCGAAACGCTCAAGGAAGGCATCATCAAGAATCTGGGCCGAGATGAACTTGCCGTCATCGGAACCACGACCCTTTGTGTTAGCAGTTGCAACCACGTTGAAGCCCTTGGCGGGGAAGACAGTCTCACCAGTCTTCTTATTGAAGTATGGCTTGCCTTCAAGAATGGCCTGGATGCACATCAACTTGTTCGAACCGCGGTCGATTTCATCAAGAATAAGAATTGCACCACGCTTCATGGCAGTCAGAACAGGACCTTCGCGGTACACTACGTTACCATCGACAAGGGTGTTGCCACCAATCAGGTCGTCTTCATCGGTTTCTACCGAGATGTTGACGCGGAGACATTC